AATCCTGCGCAAACTGCCGAACATCCGCCCCGACGAGGTGGCGGCGATACTGGCCGCTATGGACGGCGAGGACATGCAGCGGTTCGGAGTCGGGGAGCCAACCGAGCCGCCAGCGACCGAACCCGCCGAGTAATGCGCTGCGTTCACTGCAAGAAAGCGGCGCTGTACCAGGAGCCTGGTTTCACGGGCCGCGAGAGGACATGGTGCACGAAGCGCGGGGAATGGCGCGAGAAGTGCGGCGAGGGAAAGCGCGGCAAGCCCATGAGGGCGGTGCTCGACGTGTACGTGACGATTGACGGATTGGCGGCTGTGAATGGCGACACCGAATGACGCCGCCCGCAAGTGGACGGACTCAGAGCTTGAGGCGCTTGAGAAGCGCATGGCGCGGGAGTACCAGCAAGCGGCCAAGGAGATGCGCGGGAAGCAGGCCAAGTGGCTTGCGAAGTTCAACGCCGAGAGGGAGATGCGCGAGAAGGCGCTCGACGGCACCAAGGAGGCGCTTGAGGCGCACGAGGCGTGGCTGAGGTCGCAGGCCGCGCGCTCCGAATGGCTCGAAGAGATGGCCGCTGGCCTGAGCGATTCGGCGCACAGGGCGAACGTCAGGGCGGCTGGAATGGTGAACGACTTCGTCCCGCTCGTGTACTGCGAGAACGCGAACAGGGCCGCGTTCGCCGTCGACAAGGCGCTCGGAATCGACACGTCCTACACGCTCGCCGACGAGTCGACGGTGCGGCGGCTCGTCGCGATGAGGACGCAGGGGACGCAACCCGACCAGCTCGTGAGGGAGACGACGTGGTTCGTCGCCGAGAAGGGGCAGCACCAGGACGTGCGCAAGAGGCTCCGCGAGGTTCGGGGGCGCAGAATCGACCGCGCGAGGGACATCCGATGGAACCGCCAGAAGTTCACCAGCGCCATAACGCAGGGCATACTCCAGGGCGAGTCCATCCCGAGGATAGTCAAGAGAACCGAGTCAATCTTCGGCGCCAACCTGAGCGCGGCCGTGAGGGCCGCCAGGACGGCGTGCACGTGCGCCGAGAACGCTGGGCGGATGGACAGCTACGAGAGGGCTACCGAGCTGGGGATAGAGATGGTGCAGGAATGGGTCGCGACGATGGACTCGTCGACGCGCGAGACCCACAGGGAACTCGACGGCCAGCAAGTCGAGGTCGGCGAGCCGTGGATGACCGAGAACGGCCCGATTGAGTACCCAGGCGACCCAGCGGCGGACCCAGCGGAGACGTACAACTGTTTTATCGGGAGCACGGCGGCGATTCCGCTAGGAGGCGTCGAGCGCAGCTTCCGCAGGTTCTACGACGGGGAGGTGGTCGCCGTCAAGACGGCCAGAGGCGTAGAGTTCACCTGTACACCTAACCACCCAATACTGACCACGGAGGGCTGGATTCCCGCAGGCGAGCTTCACGAGGGCGACCGCCTTTTCGTAGCAGACCTCAGACGGGGATTCGTCGGGACTGAGCCAGACGTAGAGCATGTTGGCTCCAGCATTGAGGCAATTCACGAGCTTGCGTCCCTCTTTGCGGTAGAACGGGTCGGTGGTCTTGCGGTGAATTTCCACGAAGACGTTATCGCACGCAATGTCGATGTTGTAACTGAGGAAAGGCCGCTGCGGGTCGACCCTGAAACCCTCCGACTCGAACCGAGCGGCGAAATCGCGCTCGAACATGCCGACCCGCCTGCTCCTCGTCATGGCGGCGCGGTTGAGCTCTTCGACGCTCCGCTTGCGTCCCCTGACGGCCGCATGGGCGGCGCTGGCGAGCCTGGAACGCTCCTCGGGGGAGGTGTCGGCCATGCGCTGGTACATAGCCTCGGAGCGGTTCCTGGGCGTGATTCCCGCGCGCTTGAGCCTGAGTCCGATGGCACCTCTACTGACATGCAGCTCCTCTGCGAGAGCCTTGACGGACTTTCCGCTGTTGTACTGCTCGACGATGTAGTCGGCGTCGACGTTCACCTTGTCTCTTGCCATGTATATAACCTCCAAACCGAGAGCGGCGCTTACCTTGTATCTGGCAGCGGCAATTCGAGCTTATTCGCCGTGTCACACAACTGCCGATGCACCGTGCGCGGCCGCGTGAAGGGGTTCGAGGGCGAGCGGCCAGACAGGTGGGACAGCCTGCCGAGCGGGACGACGTACGAGGAGTGGAAGGCTGGCAAGGCCTTCGAGGGCGAGGCGCTGTCGTACGCGGAGCTGATGGCGAGGAGGGGCAATGGCTAGGGCGGTGCCGCGCGGCGTCGCGACGGCGAAGGGGCTTGAGTACGCCAGGGCGAGGGGCTTGTCGGAGAATGACGTCAAGGGGCTAACCGACGCCGACATAGTCGGGCTGGAAATCGTCGCCGACAAGTCGCAGGAAGCCGCCGAGGCGCTTGGCGACGCGATAGCCACGGCGCTGGAGGAAATCGGAATCCAGGCCGAAGGCGACGTGAAGGAGCTGGTGCCAGTCGCAACGGGGAGGCTCAGGAACAGCATCACCCACGCGGTCCAGGCTGGCTCCGAGCCTTGCGTCATAGTCGGCACCAACGTCGAGTACGCCGAAGCCGTCGAGATGAACGAGAAGGCGCGCCACTCGAACGGGCAGGCGCACTTCCTGCGCGACGGCGTCACGAACCACCTAGACGACTACCGCGCCATCTTCGAGAAGAGGATGCGCGGGGGCGCGTGACGCGCGGGTGACAATCGGGGAGGTCGGCCATGCCGACTCCCTTTCTCTTTCTGGGGGCCGTCCGCAGGGCGGCGGGCGGCCCCCGAAACTTTTCCCGAAATTCCCGAAATACCATATTGCATTATCAAAAACAATCGTGTATAATTAATGCCAGAAGGAAGGAACGAGAGCCGAGGGGGCACCGAGATGACGAAGCGGAACGAAACCAAGGCCGAGTACAGGGTCTACGAAATCAACGGCACGCGGTGCATCCGCAAGTTCGAGAGCCTGGACGACGCGAAGGCGTGGGCCTGGACGGTGGCGACGGGCAAGAGCTACCGCATCGAGTGGGCCGAGGAAGACGGCAGGGCGAACAGGGTGTTCGCGTAACCGACCGAGGAGAAGGGGAGAGAACGATGGCGTACACGGTGCACAAGTACAGCGGCGGAGCGTTCTGCGGGCTGGCCGAGGGCAGGGAAACCCTCGATGCCTGCATGGAGTACGCGGACGACGGTTTCTGCGACTACGCGAGGATAACCAACGAGCGGGAGGACGGCACGAGGCAGGTCATCAAGGTGCACTTCGAGCCGACCGAGCGCGACATGGAATGGTATGCAAGGCACGACTACTAGGAGGGCAATCATGGCGAAGACGTACGTGTTCAAGGCGCGCAACGCCACGGTGGAAATCAGCGCGACTGGCGATTACGTCAACGGGTGCAAGGACATCGACGCGAGCTTCGACGGCGGCGACCGCTCGTGGGAGGAGGTCGACGACGCCGACGAAATCATCCAGTGGCTCGTCGACTGCGGCGTGGGGTTCGAGAGCGACCGCAGCATGGCGTTCAACCGCGCGTACGTCCAGCACGTGCTCATCGAGGGCGACGCGACCGAGGCGGAGCTGCTGGACGAGGCGGCGGCGTGGACCGATGCAGACATCGCGCGCAAGTTGCAGTTCATCGAGAGATAGGAGGATTATGGGAGCAGGCGGATACCTCACATACAACGAGGCGGCGGAGGCGTTGGGCGTGCAGTCCCAGCGCGTCCGCCAGCTGGTGCGCAGGGGACAGCTCGAAGGGGTCACGGTCGGCGGGGTGCCGCACGTGACGCCCGAGAGCGTCCTGGAGCGCATCGAGTCGGCGCCGAGGGCTGGCGGCGTCGGGTCGCGCGGGCCGCTGGAGGTGCCAGACGGCTACGTGTCGTCTGGGGACGCAGCCAAGGTGCTCGGCGTCACCGCGTCGCGGGTGAGCGCGCTCGTGGCCGACGGGATGCTGGACGGGATGCGCGTCGGCGGGGACGGGCGCTACGTCGTGTCGCGCGAGGGGCTGCTCTCGCGCATTCTGGACGGGTGTCGCGCCGCGCCGCCGAGGGAGCCGAGGGAGGTCGGCGGCTACATGAAGCTGACCGACGCCGCAAAGGCCCTCGGAATCAGCAAGGGCCGCATGTCGACGCTCGTCAAGAGCATGGCGGTGGAGACGGTCAAGGAGGGGAAGTACACGCTCGTCCCGACGTCCGAGGTGGAGCGCATGCGCGGGGCGAGGAGGGGGAGCGGCAACCCGCGCTTCACGGCGCCCCGCGACGGCGAGGAGCTGGAGGCCGTGCCAGCGGGTTACGTCCCAGTCAAGGAGGCGGCGGCGCTCCTCGGCGTGAGCCGCCAGCGCGTGCACCAGCTGCTCGAAGCTGGCAGGCTCGAAGGCGGGCGCTACCTCGACGCCGACGGCCGCGCGCTGACGTACGTGTCGCCCGAGT